GCTAGCCGCAGGCTTTGATGGCAACCGATTAAGGATTGAGCTTGCAGTGACCTTTGGTGCTGCAACCGTTGTAACATTGGTTGTAGCATCGCTTGAGTCGTTCTCAGATCCATTGCTATCAAGACGCATACCGTTAGGACGATAAAACTGTCCCCACTTGTCTACGTCATACAACTCTTCATTTACGCTTGCTGTAAAAAGCTCCATGATTGCATTGAGATGTGCATCGTCTGGCTTCTTAGGAAGGAAACTAGAAAGATTCCAAAGTCCATGCTGTGCAATCGCATTGCGCTCGTCGTCAGTTAACGGACGTTCTTTCATAGCCCACTTGCTGCTGGCATAGTTTGCATAGCCGCCTTTAGTAGTTTTGAGAAGGTAGAAATCGCGTCCGTGGTCATAATCAGTAGGACTATTTTCAAGATCCTGATCCATTAGGATTGACTTAATAACATCAAACACAGATGGATTAATGATAAATCTACGGATTGGATTGGCGGGTTCTTGATCATCCTTGTTTGGATTCGAAGTGACAAAACCTTGGAATAGATAGCTCTTTTTCTTGTAGTATTTGCGAGCCATATCTTCCAAGCTTTTGTCTTTCCACCATGGGCGAATCTCGGCTGTAATTGGGCAAGAATTAGGCTTCCACATATCGGTACATGGAACTTGTACCTCAACAGGCTTACCTGTTACGTCGCCTTTAACACCAGGGAATGGAAGTTTAATAATAAGGCGTTCGAGCCAAAAGAAGTCGTTTGTTTCGTCGCCGTCTGGAAGGAAGCGCAACGTTGCACTTGAGCCTTCAGGATTGTTCCAGAATGGATAGATAGCGTTATCGCCGCCGAAGCCGCTGCCGTTCTTGGCGCGGTCTTTGTTAGCTTGCTGTGCTAGCAGCTTAGCTTGGATTTCTTTAAATGTTAATGCCATTGTGTGTGCCTCCTTTGTGTGCCTAATAATGGTCTAAGACAATAGTAGATCATCGTTCTGTTCTACTACTGACAATAGTATTTATACTAATCGGCTTGTGCAAATTTAAAAATGGCAAAAAAATCCGGTCTGTTGACCGGATTTCTATTAAATTCCTGCTAAGTGTTTAATTCTTTTTATATTTTCAGACTCTGTCATATGTGAATACTTTTTAATAAACATGGCAGTTGCATGGCCCGGCGGGTCATACGGCATATTAAGATTTTCAATATGTTTAAAAGTGTCGCCAGTTTGTTGATAAACATCATACTCGTTTTTTACAGTTCGAGACTCGTACCTGTCTCTGTCCCAAACAAGATAGTAGTTACCTATTTTTAAAATTGCCTCGCCAGGCACGCCGGGAATAAATCTAATGTCCGATTCTGCTTCTTCTACACTATGGTGTCCAGCACTTGACAACCCGCTGCCGTCGCACAAACGACATGTTTTACCGCGATGTGTACCGCTGCCGTCGCATACATGACAGGGGTTGTCACTGCCAACAGAACTTTCTTCATTCATTGCAGCGTAGTCATCATAATCGATATAGAAGTCACTGTCAGGATCGTAATACTTGCCTTCTTTTGGATCATAATAAACCACTTTACCAACCTTGGTCATGAATGGTCCTTCCAATCCAGCTCGAGATTGATATCTATCTGTGTCAATAGGTTTGGCTATTGACCAACCTTCGTTGATATTTTCATCGGCTGTATCCTCTTCTAAATCGCTGTCAGCAGCGGTGTCGTCTTTTATAGGTTCGCCAAAGTTCCAGCGTTTTGCACGCTGCTCCTTATTGTACACAATTTCTTCTTTGCGTTCCCGGTCCTTTTGTGCAACACCATACGCATCGCCTTCGTCGACATTTTCATCATCTGTCACAAGGGTTTCATATATCATCTTAAACCCTTTGTGATTCTCGCAATGGCTGAATCCATGTTTACGTCCATTTCCATGAAATCTTTCACCACAGTTTGAGCACCATATTATGTCATCTTTTGTAGGTTCACCATGATCTTCTTCCGCTAAGCTATCGCCAAATTGTGAAACGAATAATCTATGGTGTTCCTTTGCTAATTTTTCTTTGGCAACGGCTAGTTTCTTTCTTTCTGCTGAGATGCCAGGCGGAAGCTGTTTTTCTTTGCGCTCAATGTCAGCTATCAGTTTTTTAAGGGTTTTTAGCCTGTCATAATTCTCAGTTATGTCTGCATTATCACCATAATCTGTGTTGGCCGGATCTTCAGCAAAAATAGCTTCTGGAGAAAATTTATTTAGAAATTCATCTAGCTCAACCTCTTCTGGAAGAACAGTTTCTTCAGACTGTACGCTGCTGCTGGCAATAGCTTCGCGAACTAAATTGAGGTCTTCGTCAGTTGGTTTAATATTAGACGCGATCATTCCTGCAATTTCGGATAATCTTGCTGACGCACGGGGGTCGGCACATGCATCTGCAAGTTCGCGTATCTGCCAATGTAGTCGTTCAAGGACCTTGCGATTGTCAGGCACGGCGGCGATGTTAGGCTTGCGATGCCATGAGAATGTTATAGGTGTTGGTTGATTATCAACTGCTCCTAGATATTTGGCAGCAACCCCTAGGTCTGCATAGGCAGGGTCGTGTTGCCCGCAAGAACATTCTTCTGATAATTTTTGCCATAAACTGTCTGTCGACTGTTCGTCGAGAACCATGGACTGGCTAGCTAGTATGCTTTCTGCATTGGAATAGCCTTTTGAACCATGCAAGCTTGTAAGACGTCGATTAATTCCGTCCATGCTTTTGCGAACACCTACTGTCCATTCCGATACAACTTGATGCTGACGCATTGTATGTGCTGCTCGGCGCAAACTAATATAATCTGCGCTAAGGGATATAATGCCCTCGGCAATAGAATCATAATTAGTGCCGCCGTTGCTAATGTGTCGTGCAAATGCTCTAGCTCCGCTCATATGTAAGTGAGGATAAGCAAATCTTTCGCCTGTTTTGTTTTCGACAAATAAAGCACGTATATGACGTGTACGAGCACCTGTTTTTTCTTCATTTATTGCGTCTGTATGTCGTATAATCAGTTTAGCTTCGCCTATACGCTGGAAGGAGCTTTTAGTGGTACCAAACCACTTACCGACATCCTTACTTTCTTTGATGTTATTCACTGCTTCCTCCTTTGGGTCTATTTCTTTGTCAAAAACTTGCCAAACAACTTTTATACCTTCTTTCTGTCCCACCGATTTACGTATATGATTCCGTATTTGATGAACTTTTTTAAAGTCTACGTCGTCTTTTAGGTTGGGTGTTTTTATATTAATATAACTGTATTGTCCACGATCGTGTAGTGCTACAAGAATGGCAAAATTATCTAATTTAGGATTATGGCTAGCAAGTGTACCAAAAAATCTAGTAGCATCATCTGGATCTATTGTTTCATTACCAGCTTTGTCATACATAGTCAGCTTTTTACAAGAACCTTTGACGATTCCGTAAATTTTATCTGTAACCACCGACCAGTTGTGACCCATTATAATCTCCGTTTATAGATATAGTATTTAGCTGATCATTACAGAGAATGGTAACGGGTCACGCTGTTCGTTTGTATCGCCATCAAACACGTCTTTAAGAAGCTCACCTACTCTGTCGTCCCAATTTGTAACCATTTGCATCATGCGAATGCAGAGTATAGTACTCATAACGCAATCGTCGTGTTCGCCTTGTTTGGCCGCAAAACTATCGCCTTTACTTACAAAAAATTTCAGTTGTTTAACAAGAAGTTTGCTGTTAATTTTAAGTCGATTGCCTTCAAGAAGACTTTTCAGTTTCAGGCAAGCTTGTGCTTTTGAGCGTCCGTTGGTGTTAAGTCCTTTGCGATATCTAACTAACCCAGTTTTTCGAGGCTCGTTTAACAACTGTCCCATGAAATTTTCTTCGCCAATGTCATTAACAGATTGTATAGCAGCTTCTCCCAAAGTATTATTTTCAAAAGTAAAATATATGTCCGGCTCGCCTTTATAACCTTGCTTTTTAACTTCTGTATACAATGTATTAATTATAATTTGCATGGTACGTACTTGGTTCGGAATGCTTACTCTGTTGCTAGTCCATTCAGCTACTTGAACCATGTCGGGTATGCTATACACTTGGATGCATGCAGGGTCTTTGTTTACTCCCGCACTAGGATCAAGGCTTACAATATACGTCTTATCAAGAGATATTTTTTCATACCATCTAACTTCGGCTGTTTTGAAAAGTGGCTCTATGCCTTTTAAACGCTGTAGTGTTAGACTGTTTACCAATGTACTTTCTTCGCCTGCAAATTGGCATTCATATTCACGCTGGAAACGTTCTGCGCCAATTTTTGCCCGCTCAATTGCTGCCCACGCATCGTCTCGGCCAGGTACGTCACTGTAGCGTGCGCTAAAACCTTTAAACCCATTAATACCAACGCCGTTTGGAATCTCGTTGCCGTGTTCATCGATTGTGTTGATTGCCCCAAACCACAGCTCGGCAAAAGTGTCCTCGTCACTGGCAGGAGTAGATGTTATTATGCATTTTCCGCCTGTTGCTAATGTAGGTGCCATAGCTGTCCAGAATTCCACAGCTACACGAGGTCGTACATAGGCAAACTCGTCTAAGTACAACAGACTAATACTCATACCACGACCGCTATCTGGTGTAGTAGTGGTAGCTACAATTCTTGAGCCGTTGTCAAACCGTATACTTGTTACGTTGTATTCTGTAACGCCTGCACGTATATGGTCTGGCATTTCTTCGTATGCGTATTTGATACGCATCATAATTTCATTTGCTGCTTTGAATTTGTTAGCAGCAATTAACACTGTCACATCGTCATTGTACATAGCATACCACAGCAAATAACCTGCAGCAGTGGTGGTATTATGGCTAAGTATACCGTTGCTATAATACCTGTGATCAACATTATTAACCGACACATCGTACATATTTTCCATTGCGGCAGTTTGTATAACTGATCGCACCGACACTGCCCCACAATCAGTTTGTACACGATGCTGCGGTGTAAGATCTTTAACAAAAATTTCAGCATGATTTTCATCAAATACAATATGATTATCAGCACATTGCAACCGATATCCATTGTCTAATACCATGTCATAAACTTGATATTCAACAGTTTTTGATATTTCTACACAAGGTTGCCAGCCAGAATCAGTAAGTATGTCCCAGTCATCTAACGAAATTTGATCGACAAATTTACGATCTACGTTTTCAGAAATTCTATGCATTGTTTTATGATTTTTTCAGGGTTTGATTTATAGTCCGATTCCCAGACTATCATTACGTCGTAGCCATTTGCTATGGCTGTATTTATTTTGTTATTATCTCTATTACGTATTTCATTAAACGATAATCGTGCATATGGGCACACATATGTCTCGTCATACATAGTTGGGTTAGCATGCCAAAAATTACCATTGTATTCTATAATTTTATTACCAAAAGATATATCGTACAAATAAACAGGCTTAGGTTTCTTTTGGTTTTTCTGTATTTTGGGCCGGCCGGATATATTGGCTAATGTCGGGCAAGGTAGTACCTTCACGCATACAAGCTGCCCATTCGTAGTAGATTCCGATCGGTATGTCATATATGTTTCCTGTAGATTGCTGTTTAATAGTAATTATAGTAATATTTGTAAGACATTTCCCACTTTGTCTAGGAATCATTGCTATAGTATTTCTATTTTTCCAATATGTATGAATCAATTCTCGTTGAAACTGATATGCTTCAAATTGCATTTTGCCTTTCAGTGGATGCTGTATACACATAAAGTGTTCCATAAAATACAAAGGATTCAACTGGCAGTTAGCAAGTTCAGTAAATTGTGCTTGTGTAAGTGTTATTTTCTTACCAGCCGGCTTTAGTTTTTCAAATTCAGTCGTATTTTTACCCATGTGTCTCTCAATTCAAGGAGATCATTACATCAGTTGATCTATACGATTTTGTATAACCTCCTGATATACTTATGAGTACTTTTGATATCATAGCATCTATGTATGCAAATGACGGCAGGAATTTGTATGGTTTCGCACGATCTGGTATGAAGTTATTAAATGATCAACCATCCTGTAAAAACACAGGATGGTTGATCATTTAACAGTGTACTTGCAATACCGTATGCTCAATCAAAGTAATAAGCATAAGTTATATCCGATGACTTACGCAATTGCGTTGTTGGACTGCCGGCTGCTTTTCACTTGAAAGCGTATTGCCTCACAATAGTACTCATAGGGCTATGACTGCCGTCATCCACAGGCTCTTCGTCACTAAGTGGATCCTTGTCAAAACTGGGCTTTGTTGGGTCGCTTAACGGACTCATAACGCCAGTGTCATTTTCGCGTTCTGTCTCTGCTAGATATTGTGCATAATCAGAAGCTAACTTGTTGTGTAGTTCTTGTATCAGGCCATTATCGCCCGGGCTTCCCTTAATTCTTTGAGGATTTTCAACTGCTTGCCATATAAGGTCAATTTCGTCAACTTCCTCACCTTCGTCTTTAAATTTACGATGGCCATAGTCGTATTCGGCTACGTCTTCGTCAAGAGATAGCATTTCGTCCATTTCTTGCTGCATAGTATCATCTATGTCGTTGTCAATGTTGTCGTCAATGTTATCGTCAATGTTATCGTCAGCATCCATTGCCATGTCACTTGGCACGTCTGTTACCGGACGTGCAGGAACTGCCATTCCAGCATTCTTACGCATGACATCCATGTCTGTGTCAAATTCTGCACCTGTGTCGTTGGCTGACATTGTGTCGGCCCTTGCAACCGGTGTAGCTGAAATAGGGTTTACTGTAGCAACAACTGTGCTAGTTGGGGTGCTTGGTTCTATAATACCTGCCAGTTGAACAATACGAGCCACTTCATCTGCATTTACACTAAGAACGTTGATATCGGTTGTGTCGCTTGTAACCGAAAGTTTATATTTTCTTTCCATGTTAATTTTTCTCCACTGGTTGTACCATTTGTTTGGCTTTACCCGTCTTTGGATCCTTTACAAATTTCACTTTAGGTATGGAGTTGTCTGACATGGTGCCTTTGCTGTTTACATAGTAGTTGTCAATAGGTTCTTTGTTGCCACCTTTTGTAACAGGCTTTGGTGTGTTAAATTGTGCATTAAAGTCGCTGGTATCTTGCATAGGTTCACCCGGTTCAATGTCTTCCATTTGTAGCCAGCTGAATAATGGAGCAGATGGATGTACTTCCATACTTGGCCGAGAATCTGCTACTCCTGCTAGATATTTGAGCAGTCCTTTGTTATATTCATTTCCAAACAGTTGACCAGCTGGTGGTTGTTCAGCTGCGTCGTATTCTCTGTTGGTACTAAGTCTAGCTGCATGCTCGTCGCCAGAGTTTTCAGCTTCTTTGTCTGCAAGACGGTTCCATACATCGTACTCAGCATAGCGTTCTATTGGCTCGCTAGCACCGCGTACTACTATGTACTTTTCAGGTATGTTTGAGCACAAGCGTAAATCTTGTTGCAGAATATACGAAACTGCAGGAGTTCCAATAGTAAAGGACATTTTATAAACATCTTTGTTGGGAATATCGATAAAATCTTTATGATCGTCTACTATTTTTTCTGGAGGAGTAATTGCTCTAAGCTCATATCTTTTTAGCCATTCTCCGATTATCTGTACTTGCTCTTCAGTTGGTTGCTGAGAAAATTTAATCACATAGTTGTGATCCTTTGAACTCTCAGCAAGGTATTCCTTAAAATTCTTCATGTTAGGCGGCTCCTATGTTTCTTATTTATCATTGCCGCTCATTTGGCGTAGCTGTTTTAGTATTTCGTTACGATCGAGTGCAACAGCAGTACCATCGAGTGTTGTGTTTTCAGGTGCAGTCTGTTTATCTAGTTTCATTTTGTCTAATTGCAAACGCAACAGTTTTAGTTTTTTCTCTACTTTATTATTTTTAGCATCCACTGCAATTTTCAGCATTTGGCTAGAACTTGAAAATATTTCCCCGGCGTGCCGAACTTCAACATTCATACCCAGTTCTTGCAGATCTTTGTGTGCGTTTATAGCTAAATTTGCAAGCTCGTCCATTTCGCTGTCGTGCGTGTCGTAGCCGTTCATTTGATCAAATTGTTTTTCAAGATTGGTGGCTTGTTCCAACGCCTCCTGGATGTCATTGGAGGTGGTTTCCACAATTGAATCCATGTCAGGCAAGTCAAACGCATCTTCTAGCTTATTGAATGTTTTTCCCATGTGATTATTTACTAGCCTATTTCTTCTTTTGGTGAAAATTGTTCAGATATAGTTCTTTTATAGGTGATATCTCATCCGCTGTTGCTGTTCGAATAAATCTCCAACCTCTATGATGATTTTTCTTTAATTTTCCTAACCGTAGCAATCGTAACTGTTCTAAACTTAAATTATATAAGTTAGCCGTTTCAACTATTGGACAAAATAATATTTGCGCACCTTGCGGGGATTCATACCAATATCCACGTTTTATAACAATCAATCCCTTATTTGAATTGCTGCACTTCTTTTTTGATGCATCTGTATGATTATGTCCTAACATACCGTCAGAAGTCTTTCTACCTTTCATTTTGATTCTCCGCTTCTCGTTGGAGGAGTCGGTTTGTTTCCGAGGAACGTGGGACATCCGTCTATTTTCGGACCACGGTTTACCTTTTCTGTTTGCAGCCGCAGTTAAACAGTTCTGTAACCTTGTTTGTAATGCACGGTCTGTCCATACCTTTTCATACAATTGATAATATTGTATTGCAGCATTTTCTACTTAGATATTCATCCGATGTTTTATCAACTTCAGAATTATATGCTGTCAATTTAATAGATTGAAGGCGGCGGCGTTCGGCAGTCCAATAGTCTTTTTTCACAGTATGTGCCAGCCTGCGTTGATAATCATACCACCTAGAATTAATAGAATATTTTGATCTATCTCCTATTTGTTTTATATGCATAAGCATAGTAAGAGCCTTGGACATTTTATATCTATTTCTACCATATGTCATTTTTGTCAACAATAAATGACATATAAAATGTTCCTTAGGAGTTAAGTATACTAAATTACTTTTATTACTTTTATATTTTGGAAAAATAGATTTTGGTAAAATATGATGTGATTCATAATACTCCCCGTCTACCGGGACCTCGCGTTTTTTTATAGCCAACTCAATGATATTGTAGTACCATGTTGTATATTTGTTAGTTAGAAATGCACCATTATGCTCGTAGATATTCATCTACTAAGATCTCCTCTTCTTCTTTATATCCTTTCCTTTATTTATCCAAATATCGTTCTCAGTGAGAATTCTGAAATGCAACCCGTTCTTCTTGCAATACATCATTGCCGCACCCCATTTGGCCGTGTTTAAGAGTATCGCAGCCTTGTCCCGTTTGCTCTTGGCGTTTTCAGCTATAGCCTCCTTGGCAGGCTTGACTTCAATCAGCTCAGCACGTTGTTTTCCAAACTTGTCCTTATAAACTATGAGGAAATCCGGAATGTACCTATGCATTTTACCATCGAGTGGACTTTTGTATGGAATAGCAATGCTTTCGCTGGCCCAGTTAATTACATTTGGGTGCTGATCCAATAACATCATTACCCTCAATTCCCACGACGACCTATAAAAAGGTCGCGCATTGCCCACAAGTTTCTGTGGATTTTTTGGTACAAATTCATCTTGGCTATATTTTGTCATGCCGGATCCGTAAATGCTGCTGCCAGCGAGCCACGTAACGCTGGGTTACTAGGCCACAGCGGAGGTTGTACTGCAACAATGCCAATGCTGCTGCCCGGCGGCGATAATTTGTTGTATGCGTTAATAAAAGTATCGCTCACACCGTTTGGTGACAACAGGCTTCCAATTGGTATTCCTTGTGTAGCTGCCATGTAGGCTGCCACAGATGCAATACTTTGAACAAGAGATTGAGGAACACTTGGGCCGTAATATCCTTGTGCCAACGCCAACGCTTGTGCAGAAATAGCAGGATTACCACTTTGTATTGGATTGTTAAGTAATGTTGAAGAAACTGGCGGGAGGTTTAACGGCTGTCCTGTTAGCGTGTTGGTATATTGCCTGCCTCCGCCTACGGATGTAATAGCAATTTGTCCGCTTTGTTGACCTATTTGTTGTGTGATTGTTTGACTTGCAAATGTGTTTGTAGCAACTATTACAGGCGATCCTGTTCCGTAGTTTACAGTCGTTGACAGCGATGAATTAACCGCCACCGGTATAGGAGCCGAGGCGCCCGGTGCTGAACTAATAGATGCGCTGGCTGCCGAAGCGGCGGC